ATAGATTAAATGCTCTTCAGATTGCAGGGGCTAATATTGCAGGAGACGCAATTCAAGATTTTGGAAGTTTGAATATTGGTCAAGGATTTAAAGACTTTGTATCTAATATTAAACAAGCAGCTGGAACAACACTATCAGGAATGAGTGAAAGTGACATCATTGCATACTTTGCAGGTCAATCAGTAGGAGCAAACATCTTCACAAGAGGAACTGGACAGGTTCTAAACCCTAATTTAGAACTCCTGTTCACTGGACCAAATTTAAGAACATTTAATTATTCATATCGATTCACTCCAAGAAACGAAAAAGAGTCATCGACAGTTAAAGAAATTATTAGAAAATTTAAAAAGCACATGGCTCCAAAGAGAGTAGAACCAAACCTATTCTTAAAAACGCCAGATGTTTTTAAATTGAAATACATATATGCAAATGGAGACCAACACCCATTTTTAAACAATATTAAAGTTTGTGCATTGACTGGATTTTCTGTTGATTATACTCCAGATAATTCTTACATGACATACGGTGATGGATCAATGACATCTTATCAGGTTAATATGCAATTCAATGAATTAGATCCAATTTATCAAAATGATTATGACGAAGGCGAAGGAACACAAGGAATGGGTTACTAAAAAATGGCAAAACCATATTTCAGACAAGTACCAGATTTTGACTATGTAAGTAGAAATGTTGAAGATCAAAGTATTTCTAACTACACTCCTGTTAAAAATTTATTCAAGAGAGGTAAACTTCGTCCAGACATTTTTGGTAACCTAAATTTCTTTACCAAGTACTCTATTATTGGTGATGAGAGGCCTGATAACGTTGCATATAAAATCTATGGAGATGAAACTCTTGATTGGGTAGTTCTTCTTTCTAATAACATCTTAAATGTCCAAACAGAATGGCCATTACCACAAACCTCCTTTGATAAAATTCTTCTTGATAAGTATGGATCATATGAGAACTTATATTCTAAAGTTCATCACTACGAAACTATAGAAATAAAAAGTTCAAACGGAGCAACTATTTTACCATCAGGTTTAAAGGTTCCAAATACGTGGAGAACAAACGGAAACTTTATTCAGGTTACACAAACAAGAATTAATCAAATTTTTGCTGGAAGAGTTGGAGTGGCATCCAAAACAGTTACTGTAACCATGAATAATGGTATTAAAGGTTTGTCAGTTGGATCGCAAGTTTATATTAATAATGTATCAGAACCCACATTTAATGGAAGATTTATAGTTAAATCAGTTCTAGCTCCATTCGATGACATTGCTATTTCATTTACATATGAACTACCATCAGTTCCTCCAATTGCTAATCCAGTTCTAAGCACTTCTGGAAAAGAAGAAGTAATATTTACCATTGAAGGAAATATTGGTGTAGGTAATGCATACTATTATGAATTCTATGACGAAGGATTGGGGTATTATGTGACTTTACCTTCTACTACAATATTGACTCCAATTACAAACTATGAATATGAAAAGAAAATAGAAGAAGAAAAAAGAAATATATTTGTTTTAAAACCTACATACCTTAATGTCATATTCAATGACTTAGAAGATATTATGCCATATAAAAAAGGTGGTGCTCAGTATGTGAACACCACCCTGAAGAGAGCAGACAATATACGTCTTTTTAGTTAATCAATCTTCAGCAAGTTTCTGGAAATAAGAAAGTGCATCATCTTCGTCTTCATCAACAGAGTTGATTGTAGGAAGTGAAGGAGACTTAGAACGAGCATAAGATTGTTCTAGTTCTTCCACAACACGATCTTGAACTGTGGGAGTTTGTTCAAACTCTTCAAGATCATCTTCTTGTTCAACCACTGCACGAGAACGAGTAGGAGAAGAGTTCTTAAGACCAAGAACTGTATTCATGCGACGTTCGAGTTCTTCATAGGACTTGAACTGATCAGGAGCAGTGATTGCAGTCAACGAATACTCTTTCTTCCAGAGGGCTTCAAGAGCATCATCATCATCCAGTAGTGGTTCAACTGAGCCAAATTCTGACTTGTCGTAGTTCCAATACCCATCTTTCTTTACGATTTTGAGTTTGAAATTAGCACCCTGCCAGAAGTCAAAAGGATTGATAGGAGTTTCATCCTCAAACTCAGGTTGCATTGCTTCCATGATCTTATCAAAGATCTTCTTTCCATACTTGAAGAGGAAGACTTTACCTTCGTTTGCGGGATTTGCAGGATCTTTTACAACGTAAATGTTACTGTAATAAGACAGTTTGCGTTTTTGTTTACGAACAGTTTCTTTGTTAGATTCAATACCACTGTTCCAAAGATCACGATTATATTCACCAAGAGGATCTTTTTGTCCAATAGTGGTCAAAGAGTTTTCAATGTACCAACCACCAGGACCTTGGAAGGCGTGAGAATACATTTTTGCCCAGGGAAGTTCTTCATTTTCAGGGGCAGGAAGGAAACGGATAACTGCAAAACCGTTACCAGTCTTATCCATTTCAGGTTTCCAAAGACGCTCATCAGCACCTCCAGAAGTTGTACTCATCTTCTCAACTTCTTTCACCAACTTAGAAGTGAGAGAACCCAGTTTGGATTGTTTTTTAAGATCAGAAAAAGACATTAGATTTCTCCGTATTAGTAGGATTTGGCCTTTGTGTACTTCGTTATTCTACAGGTCGGAACCTGTCTTGTCAATCTGTTGTTTCATGATCTCAAGCATTTTGGACATGTTATTGAGAATGATATTCATGTCAGTGCCAGGAGGCATACCCATCATGATAGCAGAATTAACAATTCTTTCTTTCATTTCCCTTGCTTCAGGATCATCAGATAAACTCATTCTTGTGTAAAGAACTTTTTGTTTATCCAGAAGAGTTTCTAAAACTTCAACATGTTCAAGTTTCTCTTCCTTACTCATCGTAGGAAACTTAAAAATATTTCCATAGATTTGTTCTTGAAGTTCTGCAATTTCAGTCATCTCTGAACGGACGACTTCGGAGTTAAAAAAACTCATTTATCCTCCAGAATAATTTCTTTCAAGATTTTGCGAAAACGAAATACATCAATATTTAGAAACGGATTATATTTTTTAATCCGACGACTTACGGTTTGCCACACCGGATCTTGAAGTTTTTTATCAAAGTTTCTTGAGTAAGAAAATATCTTATCAAATAGAACCATTGTTTCCAATGATACTTTACCACTCAAAAATTTTTTTAAAAGAACAGGATGTCCCTTCGAACACTTGAAGACATCCTCAAATTTATTTTCTTCAAATAAGGATTGACTTTCTTCTTTGAAGACATAAGAAAGTGATTGAATTTTCTTTTGCCATGTTTGATATCTTGTTTCCCCTTCTTTCATCATTTCACCGATCCAAAGTGTTTCTGGATCAGGACAGGAAACAAAATTAGCAACAAAAAATTCTACAACTTCTTGATCAGATTTTTGTCTGGAAATCTTTTCAAACCAGAAACGATCTTTACGTTTATAAAAAGACTGTACAGTTGCTCTACTTTTCCCACAATACTTATGATAATCGTAACTATCTTTTGTAAAGTGGTTTTTCAGTGCAAGATATTCACGATAAGCATCAAAAGGCATCATTAAAAAATCAATTTAGCACGCGAAGTTTTTTTAAGAAAGTTTAGTTCCATTGCTTCATACTTAATCTTTTCTTTCAAAGGTTTTGAAATAAGTTTAGGAACAGATTCCAAATCAATATTGTTTTGTTCACAGAAGTAGATAATCGCATCAATATAATTCATCTCTACGTTTACCTGCACAAGGTTTTCAATCTCTTGTGCAAAACGAGATGGACAAAAGAATTTATTTTCTAATGCTTTCTCTAATTCATTCTCCATCTGACCTAGTATTGTGACGTACAAATTCTTTAATATAACGAACTAATAGTTTAATATAATCCCCTTTGTTCCTTTTGTCAAATACTTTTACTTCACCACCAGGAGTTACCATGAGAGTGATAAGTTTTTTAACAACTTGACCAGTGAGTTCATAATAAGCGGACGCATAAAAAGTTTCTTGAACAAAATAATTTTCAATCCACTCTTCTGGTTTGATTTTATCTGAAGTCTTGAAGTCGATGACCGCTAGTTCGCCATCATATTCAGCAATACAATCTACTCTACCTGCGAGACCAAGATACTCTGAATAGAGTGTTCGTTCAATTGCATGAATATTATTTATCTTATCTAGATAAGGTTTTGCATAATGGAACATGAACTTTGTCAGGGGTTGGTAATCATCCCAATTTAATTCTTTGTTTTCAAGATAATCTTGACAGACTTGGTGAAAGTCAGTTCCTCTTGCAGTTGCTTTTCTTGTAATTGCATTTGCCTTTTCTTCACCAACTCTTTTTCTCCATTCAACAAAGATCTGTCGATTGTAGAAAGAAGTTACAGATGTAATTGAAGGAACCCACTGTCCATCGGGAAGATTGTACAGACGGATTCCATTTGTTTCTTTCTTTTCTAATTCAAGATCACCTAAGTAATTACAATGAATAAAACTCATACACCAACTTCCATTTTCGCAAGGATATATTCTTTCACAAATCCAGAGCGAACAATGTCATCCACACCAAATTCAATAATATCAATTGAAGGCATCACACGAAGAACTTTCATGAAGTCAATGATTCCATTCTTTTCATTCGTCTTAATAAGATCTGATTGAGTGGCATCACCACAGAACATGATCTTACTATTCTCACCTACACGAGTAATTATACTATCAAGTTCATGAAAGTTCAAGTTTTGGAATTCATCTACAATAACAATAGCATTGTCAAGAGTAGTTCCGCGAATAAAAGAAGTGGACCAAAAACTAATTGTTCCTTGTGTTTTTAGATTACCATAAAGCATTTCAAATGATGCATCATCTGGCATTTGGAACATATACTTTACCATATTCTTATAGGGAATTTGATAAAGTGATGACTTGTCTTCATGATCACCAGGAAGAAAACCAATTTCACGGGTAGCAACAAGAGACCTAACGATATAAATTTTTTCGTAAGGGGTCCTATCATCAAGAACATCCTGGAGTGCATTATAGAGTGTGATAAACGTTTTACCTGTTCCAGCACATCCGTAAGCAACTAAATTTTGGTTTTTCTCATATGCCTCATACAGTAGTTTTTGATTTTCTGTAAGAGGTTCAATATCCCTCATCAAATCAGAACTGATTGGTTTTTTGCGTTTCATCTGTTTCGCAGTCATCCCAACACCAATCGGTTGATCCTCTTTTCTTCTTCTTGCCATATAAAAAAATTAAATTGGTTTTACTTTTGAACCGGGTGCTTTTGATGCCTTATGAAGAACATCATTCCATCCTGGATGAGATTTTTTCAATCTATCATAAACTTCACCAATCTCTCCTGATGATGGGCAAGTAGATGGATCACTCCAATCTCTTGTCCAATCTGGATTATCTACCTTCCACTGATCCCATTCAGTAACAGACATTGTTACTTCTTTTTGTTCACCAGTAACTTTATTATAAACCGGATACGTTGCCAATGTTACTCCTCCATCGTATGTAAGGATATTTATTCAATAGTGATAGAGGGTGCATCTGAACAGTCCGAACAACCTTCACGAGTCCAACCAAGTGCTTCAGATACAGCAGGGAACTGACAAGTAAAGATACAACGAACAAGTTCTGCAATCTCCATGTGTTCCTTCTGTGTACCGTGTGCAGAACGGAGATCGATGTAATGGATCCATGACCTTACAGAGCCCGTCATATAGAGTCTTGTGGGGGTCGCCAGAGGGAGTACAAACCTTGCACACTCCTTTGCGACTCCCTTATCTAGAAGACGGTTATAGAGTCGTAGAGCACTTTCAAAATGAACACGAATATCTTCTGTTAGAGTCAGTTTCAAATAATCAGGAATGTCATCAATACTGTTCTGACGATTCTTATTATCCTGACGACGTAGTTCAGGAAGA